GATCGCATCCGCGCCGCCCGGGCACAAAAGCCGGTCCACGCCTTTATCGCTGAACATGCGCTGTCGGCGGGGTATGTCCTCGCCTCCCAGGCCGACCACATCATCCTGCCCCGCACGGGCGCTGTCGGCAGCATCGGGGTCGTGGCGCTTCACACAGATATGAGTGGGGCGCTGGATCAGAAGGGCATCGCGGTCACGCTGATCCACGCAGGATCGCACAAGATCGATGCGAACCCGTATCAGCCGTTGCCCGAGGCCATCCGCGACCAGATGCAGCGTGAGCTGGAGGTGGTCCGCTTCCTCTTTGCCGAAACTGTCGCCGCCGGTCGTGGCGAACGTCTGACGCAGACAGCGGCGCTGGCCACCGAAGCCGCCGTCTTTCGCGGGGCCGATGCCATTGCCGCCGGTCTGGCTGACGAACTCGCCGATCCTGCCACCGCCTTCCACGCCTTCGCCGCCGCACCCCGCGGCTCCACTTCCCCCAGCAGAAAGGGTCCACAGATGACCACCATGCCCAACGACGCCCCGAACCCAGCACCAGTTGCCGCTGCTACTGCGGCAATGCCTGCGGTCACACCGGCCACGGCAGAACCGCTTGCAAACCCGGCATCACCCGTTGCCACCAACATGACCGCCGACGCCATTCGCGCCGAGGCCGCCGAGGTGGCGCAGGTTTGCGCGCAGGCCGCCCGGCTCGGCGTGACCATCGACGCGGCGGACGCCGTCACGCGCGGGCTGAAACCCGAAGCGTTGCGCGCCCGCGTGTTGGCTGATCTTGCCGCCCGCAGCGATGCCGCTGGCATCATCGCCTCCGCCCCAGCTGCGGCCGCCGCCAAAGACAGCCCGATCATCGCTGCCGCGAAAAAGGCAGCGACCGAAGCGAAACGCTGATCCAGCGCACGCTTCCCTTACCTTCCCCATCCCCAAACCATGGAGACTGACAAATGCCCGCCCTGACGGAACCGCCCAGCATGGGCGACGTCCTCAAATATGAGGTCAACCCGAACTACACCCGCGAAGTGATCACGCTGCTGATCGGTACCAACTATCCTTCTGGTGCCGTCCTTGGCCGGATCACCGCCAGTGGCAAATACACCCTGTCCGCCGCAACCGGTGCAGATGGCGCACAGGTCGCCGTCGCGGTCCTGCTCTATCCCGTGAACGCCACGCTGGCGGACGCGGTCGGCATCGTCGTCGCCCGTGGACCCTCGATCGTGTCGCGCGCAGGCCTTGCCTACGAGGGCACCGTGAACGACGCGGCCAAGATCACCACCAAGATCGGCCAGCTTGCCGCCGTGGGCATCATCGCCCGCGACGGCGTCTGACGTCCAATCCCCTCTTTCCCCCCGGAGCACCCCATGACCCTCGTTCGCAATCCCTTTGACGCTGGCGGTTACTCGCTGGCCGAAATGACGCAGGCCATCAACATCCTGCCCAACCTCTACACCCGCCTCGGCCAGATCGGCCTCTTCCGCTTTGAAGGCGTCACCCAACGCTCGGTGATCATTGAGCAATATGAGGGCGTGCTGAACCTCCTGCCGTCGGTGCCGCTGGGCGGTCCCGCCACCGTCGGCACGCGCGAGGGGCGTTCGATGCGCAGCTTCGCCCTGCCATGGATCCCGCATGACGATGTGATCCTGCCCGGCGACATCCAAGGCCAACCCGCGCTGGGCGTCTTCGACGGCGCCGACCCGCTGGTCGAGGTGATGAACCGCAAGCTGCAGCTGATGCGCCGTAAGCATGCCCAGACCCGCGAATACATGGAGATGAACGCCCTGCGCGGCATCGTGAAGGACGGGGCTGGTACCACGCTCTACAACTACTTCACCGAATTCGGGCTGGCACAAATCTCGGTCGACTTCCTGCTGGGCACCGCTGGCACCAATGTCCAAGGTAAGGTCCGCGAGGTCTTGCGGTCGATGGAGGACAACCTGCTGGGCGAAAGCATGTCAGACGTTCATGCCCTCGTCAGCCGCGAATTCTTCGACAAGCTGATCGCGCATCCCAAGACCGAGGAGGCCTACAAGTTCTATGCCGCCACCGGCGCGCAGCCCTTGCGCCAGGATGTGCGGCGCAACTTCCCCTTTGCGGGCATCGTGTTCGAGGAATATGCGGGCACGGTCACACTTTCCACCAAGGCAACCGAACGGCTGGTCCCCGCCAGCGAAGGCATCGCGTTCCCTTTGGGCACGATGGACACCTTCACCACCTATGGCGGCCCAGCCAACCTGCTGGAGGCGGCCAACACCATGGGCCTGCCGCTCTATGCCCGCCAGCACCTGGACGAGAAAGGTCGGTGGATCGACCTGATGACCGAGGCCTCGATCCTGCCCGTCAACAAGCGGCCGCGCATCGCGATCCGCATCCACACCTCGAACTGACCGGCCATGAACGCCTTCGCTGCCGCCATGGACCGGATCTATGCCAACCCGTCCATGGCGGCGGCCGCTGTCTGGATTTCCGCCACAACATCCGAGGAACGCCCCATCCGCGTCATCCGCCGCGCCCCGGATCGGATCACCGAATTCGGGGCTGGGCGGTTTGTCAGCGACACCATGATGGTGGATGTGCGCGTGTCCGACCTGCCCGATCCCCGCCCCGGCGATCTGATCGTGATCGGGGCCGACAGTTTCACCATTCAGGGCGAGCCGGTGCGGGACCGCGAACACCTGATCTGGTCGCTGGACCTGCGGCCATCATGAGGTTGAAGATCGCGTTCGATCCCGACATCGTCGCCCTGATGCAGGCCGAAATCGCCGCCGGGGAAAAGGCCGTGTCTGCCGCCATGCGCGAAGCTGGCACCTCCCTGAAATCCGCCTGGCGCGGCCAGATCACCGGCGCGGGGCTTGGCACCCGGCTGGGCAACTCTATCCGCCTTGCCAGCTTCCCGAAATCCGGCGACAGCCTGAATGCAGCGGCGCTGGTCTGGTCCAATGCGCCGGTCATCATCGGCGCGCATGACACCGGGCCACTGATCCGGTCCAAAGATGGGTTCTGGCTGGCGATCCCCGACCCCGGCCGCAGGCAAAAGCACGAAAGGCGGTCGGATCACGCCCGGCGAATGGGAACGCCGCACTGGGCTGCGCCTGCGGTTCATCTACCGCCGCCGTGGGCCCAGCCTGCTGGTGGCCGAGGGGAGGCTGAATTCCAAAGGACGGGCTGTGGCGTCAAAGTCGAAAACCGGGCGGGGCGTGGCGACCGTGCCGATCTTCCTGCTCGTTCCGCAGGTCAAACTGCGCAAGCGGCTGGATCTGGCGCGAGATGCAGAACGGGCGGTGGACGGCGTGCCGGGGTTGATCGTGGCGAACTGGGTGGAGGGGAAAGTGTGACGCCCCTGCCAGTCAGTAGCCTGCCTCGCGTTGATGGCGCACAGCCAAGACCACCGCCGTTTCGCCGTCGAACCGATAGAGCGATACATAGCCACTGTCGCCAAAGGTGATGAACCACTCGCGGAATTCCGGCTCCATGTCCTCGACAGGTCGCCCGGCGCCCGGTTGATCGCGCAGGATGTTCATTCCTTCGCGGATGGACTTGGCCGCGCGCCGGGCAGCGTCAGGGTTTTTGTCGGCAAGGAACTTGTACAGCCTCTCGACATCCCGCAGCGCGGCGGGCGACCAGATCAGTCGTGGCATTCAGGTGCTGCTGCCTCTTCGCCTGCTTCCAGCTTGGCAAGCCAGGCATCGGCTTCGTCATGGGTTACGTGCTTGCCGGTCGCCTGATACTCCTGCCAAGCCTGCATCCCGGCCTGCCGAAACGCTTCGCGCTTCTCCTCGCGGTCGACGAATTGCGCGACGGCCTCGCGCAGCATCCAATGGGTGGAGCGATCCTTGGCATCTGCCAGCCGCTTGAGGCGGTCGCGGGTATCCTGATCAAGCTTCACGGCGATGGGGCGGACGGCGTTCATGGATGCTGCTCCGTGCGAGTATTCATGGGTATTACCTTTAGCACGTCCGCGACCATCACAGAAGTCACAATTCAGGAAGCGCTCGGTCATGCTCACCACCCGCGAAACGATCCTCGCCGCGCTGCTCGCGCGGCTTCAGCAGCTTGACGCTCTCATCCTGCGCGATGAGGTGCTGCCCGAACGGATCCCCACAGCAGGTCTGATCATCCTGCGCGATGGCCAGCCGGGCGAACCGGAGCTCACACTGTCGCCCCTGCGCTACCACTACCAGCACCGCGCTGAGTTGGAGGTCGTCGTCCAGGCTGGTACCGGTCGGGCCAGCGCCTTCGACACCCTGATCGCTGCCATCGGCGCAACGCTGGAAATGGACCGCACGCTCGGTGGGCTCTGCGACTGGGTTGAACCCGAAGCCCCGGCATCCGTCGATCTGCCCATCGAGGGCGCGGCGGCGCTGAAAGCGGCGGTGATCACCGTCGTCTTGCATTACACCACCACCGGCCCCTTGGCCTGACACCCCCACATAAAGGAGACCCCCATGGCACGTGCGCAAGGCGCGCGGGCGCAGATGGCGCTTGCGTATGAGACGGTTTACGGCACCCCACCAGTGAGTGGGTTCCGGCTGATGCCCTTCGCCCGGGCGACGCTCGGGTCGGAACAGCCGCTGCTGGAATCCGAACTGCTGGGCTATGGCCGTGATCCGCTGGCTCCGATCAAGGATGCGGTCACCGCTGACGGCGAGGTGGTGATCCCCATTGATGTGGAGGCGTTTGGGTTCTGGCTGAAGGCGGCCTTCGGCCAGCCAGTCACCACCGGCACCACGCCCAAGACCCACACCTTCCAGTCGGGCAACTGGACGCTGCCCAGCATGGCCATCGAAACGGCGATGCCAGAGGTGCCCCGCTTTGCCATGTATTCCGGCTGTGCGCTGGATCAGTTGTCGTGGCAGATGCAGCGATCCGGCCTGCTGACGGCGACCGCCCGCCTTGTTGCGCAAGGCGAAACCATCGCCGCCGCAACAGCCGCTGGCACGCCAACCGCGCTGGGCCTGCAACGCTTCGGCCATTTCAACGGCACTGTGAAACGCAACGGCACCGCGCTGGGCAACGTGGTCTCGGCCGAGATCACCTATTCCAACAACCTCGACCGGATCGAGACCATCCGCGGCGATGGCCGCATCGATGGGGCCGACCCGACAATGGCGGCGCTGACCGGGCGGATCGAGGTGCGGTTTTCCGACACAGCGCTGGTCACGCAAGCCATCGACGGCAACCCCTGCGAGCTGGAGTTCGTCTACAGCCTCGGCGCGAATGCCAGTTTCACGTTCACCGCGCATGCTGTGTATCTGCCGATCCCGCGCATCGAGATCGCCGGGCCGCAAGGCGTACAGGCCAGCTTTGACTGGCAGGCGGCCAAGGCCGCCAGCCCCGCCCGCATGTGCACCGCCGTCCTCGTCAACACCCTCGCAGGATATTGATCATGATCCGACTGAACCTGACCGCCACGCCCGAATGGCTGGACCTTGCCCCCGGCCTGCGCCTGCTTGTCTCACCGCTGACCACTGCCTTGATGGTCTCCGCCCGCGCCGATCCGGCCATCGAAACCTTGCCCGAAGATGCCAGTCAGGAAGCCTTGGCCCTCGCCATGGCGAAATCCGTCGCGCGCAGTGCGGTACTGGATTGGGAAGGCGTGGGTGATGCCATGGGCACAATTGTGCCCGATTTCGCCCGAAGGTATCGACGCCCTGCTGGAAATCTGGCCGGTCTTCGAGGCCTTCCAGACCCAATACGTCGCCAAAGGCCTGATCCTGGGCGCCGAAAAAAACGTCTCCGCGCCCTCGCCGACTGGTCCTTCGGCGGGGGCGACCGGTATTGCGCCGCCTGCCAAGCCACCTGCCCTGACTGCCCCGCAAGACTGAACCGCCCGCAGACGCTGGACGGCTGGCAGGTCTGGGATCTGGTCGGCCGCCTTGGTGGGCAACTGCGTGTGGCCCCCGGTGCCGTGCTCGGCTGGGATATAGGGGCGGCCCTCGCCCTCGCCCATGCCCTCGGGATCAACCCCCTGATCACCGCCGAACTGCTGCCCGAGATCGAGGCGGTGATGGTGCGCAAACTGAACGAACAGATGGAAGGAGGCCACGATGGCTGAAAAACGGGTCAGTGTGCGCCTCGTGGCCGAAGGCGGCCGCCAAGTCCGCGCCGAGTTGGAAGGTGTGGGCGCAGCGGGTGTGCGCGGCTTCGGGCGGCTCTCGCGCGAGATGGATATGGCGAATGCCCGCGTTGCCGCCTTTGCCCGCCGCGCCACACTGGCTGCGGCCGCAGCCACCGCCGCCCTGGCCGCCGCCGGGGCGGCGATGATCCGCTCGGGCCTGCAGACTGTGGATGCGCAGGCCAAGCTCGCGGCCTCGCTGGACACGACGGTTGAGAGCATTCAGGTGCTGGAACGCGCGGGCGATCTGGCGGGCGTGTCGATGGGCCAGGTCGAACAGGCCACGGTGCAACTGACGCGGCGGCTGTCGCAGGCGGCGGCCGGGACTGGTCCCGCCGTGGATGCGCTGCGCCGCCTGCGGCTTTCTGCTGAAGACCTGCAGCGGATGCCGCTCGACCGACGCATCGCGGCCATTCAGGAAGCGCTGGGCCAGTTTGTCCCCGAGGCCGAGCGCGCCGCTGTCGCCTCTCAGCTCTTTGGTGACCGGGCCGCGCTGGTGTTTACGCGCATCGACACGGCCACCTTGCGCCAGGCGACAGCCGATGTGCAGGACTTCGGTGTGGTGGTCAGCGATCAAGATGCCGCCCAGATCGAGCGCACCAATGATGCAATCTCGCGTCTCGGGCTGATCTGGCGCGGGGTCTCGAACCAGCTCGCGGTCGCGGCGGCTCCGGCGCTGGAGGCGGTGGCCAACGCGCTGGCAGCCGTCGCGCGCACCACCGGGCCGGTGGGGATCGCGATCCGGGCGCTGTTTGACAATATCGGGCGGCTCACCACCTATGCCGCCACCTTCGCGGGCCTCATGGCCGGGCGCTGGGTCGCCGGTCTGGCAATGGCGGCGCTGTCGGTGCGCGGGTTGGCCACGGCGCTGGTCGTTCTGCGCGGGGCGCTGATCCGCACCGGGATCGGCGCGTTGATCGTCGGCGCGGGCGAGTTGGTCTATCAATTCACGAGGCTGGTCGCCGGGGCCGGTGGTGTGGGCGAGGCGTTTCGCCTGCTGGGTGATCTCGCCAAAGAGGTATGGTCGCGCATGGGGTTGGCGCTCGACGGGGCGCTGGCGCGCATGTCCGCAGGCTGGGAGGGGCTGAAAGCGGCAGGGCTTTCGGCGCTGGAGGGGTCCATCGCAGGCGTGGTCAACTTTGGCGACCGGACAGCGGCGATCTTCCAAGGCGCCTATGACGCCGCTGTAGCGATCTGGGGCAGCCTGCCCGGCGCAATCGGCGACTTCGCCTTTCAGGCCGCGAATGGGCTGATCTCGGGCGTCGAGGCGATGCTGAACGGTGTCGTCACCCGGATCAACAATTTCATCAACGGGCTAAACACGGCGCTGGCCCTGTTGCCGGAATGGGCAACCGGCGAGGGAGGAGTCCGGATCGGCACGCTGGATCCTGTGGGCCTCGCGCGGATCGGCAATCCGTTTGAGGGCGCGGCGGAAGCTGCTGGTGCCGCCGCAGCCGATGCCTTTTCTGCCGCGCTGTCGCGCACCTATCTGGAGCCGCCCGATCTCGGCCTTGGGGCCATGGCCGAGGATGCCCGCGCCCGCGCCGATGGATACCGCGAGGCGGCCGGGATGCTCGCCGATGCTGCCGGTCGACCGCTCGCAAGCTGGCAGGCGCTGAAGGATGCCATGACCGGAACCGGAGCGGAGGCCGAAGCCGCCTTGGCCGGTGCCGCTGCTGCCGCCAGCGCGCTGGGCGAGGAGCTCGACGACACCACCGGTGCCGCAGGTCGCGCCGGGGCGGCTGGTCGCGCGGCAGGGGCGGCAACCGCAGAGGGCGCAGACACTGCCCTGACCGGCTGGGCGGCCGTCACAGCCGCATTGGCCGATTATGCCGCCAAGGCGCGCGACATCGGCGGCGATATCGGACAAGCGCTGGTCTCTGCCTTCACTTCGGCCGAAAACGCCGTGGGTGAGTTCGTGAAAACCGGCAAACTCGACTTCCGCGATCTAGTCACATCGATGATCGCCGATCTGGCGAAACTGGCGGCGCGGCGCTTCATCCTCGGGCCGATCGCAAATGCGCTCTCCGGCGCGCTGGGCGGCGCGGGCGGGCTGTTCGCCAACATCCTGCATGCAGGCGGTGTGGTCGGATCGCCGGGCCCGGGCCGAATGGTGCCAGCGATGGCCTTCGCAAATGCCCCTCGGATGCATTCGGGTGGCTGGGCCGGGATCAAGCCCGACGAGGTTCCGGCAATCCTGCAACGGGGAGAGCGGGTTCTGTCGCGCCGGGAGGCTGCTGGATATGGCCAAGGTCAATCTGCGGTGCCCGCAGTCAATGTGACCATCAACGCCCGTGACGCCGAGAGCTTCCGGCAATCCCGGACGCAGGTCGCGGCTGACATTGCACGCGCGGTGTCGCTTGGCCGGAGGGGCATGTGATGGCGTTTCACGAGGTGCGCTTCCCCGACAATATCAGCCGCGGGGCGCGCGGCGGGCCCGAACGGCGCACACAGATCGTCGAGCTGGCTTCGGGCGACGAGGAACGCAACGCCAGCTGGGCCGACAGTCGCCGTCGCTATGATGTGGCCTATGGTATCCGGCGTGCGGATGATCTGGCATCAGTCGTCGCCTTCTTCGAGGCGCGCAACGGCCGCCTGCATGGGTTTCGCTACAAGGATTGGGCTGATTACAAGTCTGCCCTACCGTCGCAGGCGATCACTGCGACCGACCAGCAGATCGGCACCGGCACTGGCAGTCTGCAAGCCTTCCAGCTGGCGAAACGCTACACATCCGGCGCGCAGACGTGGGCGCGGACCATCACCAAACCGGTGGCCGGGACCGTCCGCGTCGCGCTGGGCATGGTGGAACAGATGTCGGGCTGGACGCTGGACAGCACCACTGGCGTCATCACCTTCACCACCGCCCCGGTCAATGGCGTGATCGTCCGCGCTGGCTTCGAATTCGATGTGCCGGTGCGCTTCGACAGCGACACCCTCGACGTGATCCTCGATTTTGAACGGCTCGGATCAATCACCTCCATCCCACTCTTGGAGATCCGCAGATGAAAACCCTCTCCCCTGCGCTGCAGAACCATCTCGACGACGGCACCACCACCCTGTCCTGGTGCTGGCGGATCATCCGCGCCGACGGCGTGGCGCTGGGCTTCACCGATCATGACCGCGCGCTGGCCTTCGATGGCACCGAGTTTGAACCCGAAAGCGGGTTTGCCGCCTCCGAAATTCGCGCTGGCTCCGATCTCGCCGTCGATGCGCAGGATGCTACCGGCGTGTTGACCTCGGATCGCATCACCGAAACGGACATCCTCGACGGGCGCTGGGACAATGCGGCGGTCGAGCTCTGGCGGGTC